AGACAGGTTTCAGAATCTGCAAGAAAACCTAAAGTCCAATTTGCAGAAAATAAATGGGCATCTGTTTTAAATGAAACTGAAGCATTAATTGAACAAACTCCATCTGCTATGAATAGCTTAGCAGATTTAATGAATGAAGGTGTAGATGAAATGTCATTTACATCTGCAGATGCTCAATCATTTGGACAGATGCGACGAAATGCACAGCCGGCTGCAGCTCCTGCAGTAATGGAAGACCCGGAAACTGGTAAGGTTTATGATGTAGCACCAGAAGTTCAACAAGCTCTTACGAGAGATTATTCTGCATTAATGGCAGCAATGAACAAGAAAAAAGGTAACTAATGGCATATGTTTTCGAAACCCAAGTACAGAATATTAATGAAACCCTTAATACTGCACTAGGTGTTCGTTTAACAAACAGAAATGGCATTTTTCAACCATTATACACAATACCAGAGCAAACCAAAGAAAATTTAAAGACACTATTATTAACACAGATTGGTGAGCGTTACATGCAACCAGAGTTTGGTACAAATTTACTTTCTATGGTTTTTGAACCAAACGTAACTGAATTAAAACAAGATATACAGGACACATTAACTTCTGCAATATCTACATGGTTACCTTACGTGCGAATCGAACAATTAGACATCGTGACAGCAGATGATGATCCAACATCAATACATCATGTGTCAATTTCATTATCATATAGCATACAAAATTTTAGTACGGATAGTATTAAGATATATGTTAATAATGATAACACAGTAACTGTAGAATAACATAGGATACCATGGAAATAAAAGATATATCATATTTAGGAAAAGACTTTGGTCAATTCAGAAACAATTTAATTGAATTTACTAAACAGTATTTTCCACAAACATATACCGATTTCAATGAATCGTCTCCGGGTATGTTGTTTATAGAATTAGCAGCATACGTTGGTGATGTGTTATCTTTTTATGCAGATACTAACTTAAAGGAATCTTTATTAGAACGTGCGTCAGAGCGTGGCAATGTTTTTGATTTAGCTCGTGCTTTAGGATATATGCCTAAAAATGCTATACCAGCTCATACAACTTTAAGTGTGTATCAATTAGTTCCATCGATTGGATCTGGTAGCGGTGTGCGTCCAGATTATGAATATGCATTATCTGTTAAATCTGGTATGCGAATAAAACAAGAAAATGGTACCGCGGTATTCAGAACATTGGATTCAGTGGATTTTGCATTCTCATCTTCATTTGATCCTACGGAGGTTACCATATATGAAACAGATGATGTAACACTGCAACCTACATATTATTTATTAAAGAAATCAGTAAAAGCAGTTTCCGGAGAAACTAAAACAGCAACATTTACATTTGGATCACCTATTGCATATGATAAAGTTGTTTTGCCAGAAACCAACATCATTGAAATAATATCCGTTGAAGAATCAGATGGAGATAATTGGTATCAAGTTCCATATTTAGCACAAGATACTGTGTTTGAAGATGTTCCTAATTTATTGGAAAATGATCCGGATTTGTATCAGTATAGATCTAGTTGCCCTAGTTTATTGAAACTGAGAAAATCATCTAAACGCTTCATTACCAGAATGCGTAGTGACAATAAAATAGAATTGCAATTCGGTGCTGGAATTTCTGATAATAATGATGAAGAAATTATACCAAATCCAGACAATGTAGGCAACGGGTTAGCCGGATTTCGCAGATCTGTGGATATTGATATAGATCCATCTAACTTTTTATATACAAGAGCTTATGGCCAAGCACCAGCCAATACCACATTAACTGTAACATATACCATTGGAAATGGAATTCAAGACAATGTTTCTGCATACACCTTAACAAATATTGATTTTGTTGAATACAATGAAAATATAAATTCTACAAACAGTATTGGCATTGTTAATTTCGTTAAAAGCACACTTGCTGTAACAAATGAATCGCCGGCTACGGGTGCAAAAACTGCAGACACATTGACTGAAATAAAAAATAATGCAATGGCATCATTTGCTACCCAGAATCGTTTAGTTACCCGGGAAGATTACATAATACGTGCATATTCAATGCCAGCAAAATATGGAAGTGTTGCAAAAGCATACATTGTACCCGATGATCAAATATCACAACAGGAATACGAAACCCGCATAGGAAATCCATTAGCGTTAAACATGTATGTTTTAGGTCTTAATCAATCCAAACAACTAACACAACTAAATCAAGCTGTTAAGGAAAATTTAAAAACATATTTGAATTACTACAGAATGTTAACGGATGCTGTAAATATAAAAGATGCATTCATAATTAACATCGGAATAAGTTTCGAAATTTCCGTTTTACCGAATTTTAATAGCAATGATGTTTTGCTACGAAGTATTGCCGCTGTTAAACAATTATTTGATATTGATCGTTGGCAGATCAATCAACCGATTATCAAATCAGATGTAAGTAATACATTAGGTAATGTCAACGGAGTTCAATCAGTTATTGGTGTTACATTTTCAAACCTATACAATTCTAATGCTGGATATTCTGGTAATATTTATGATTTAAACACCGCAACAAAAAATGGTGTAATTTATCCATCATTGGATCCTAGTATATTTGAAGTTAAATTTCCAAATCAGGACATCCGAGGGCGTGTAGTTAATTATTAAGGGATAACGAATGTTTAAAATATTTTATGCTGAACAAGATGCTACATTATATCAATCAAATCCGTATTATAATACCGGATTAGATGAAATACTGGAAATTGGAAAACGATTAGATACCAGCGGCGAAACTTTAGTAAAATCTAGATCCGTAGTTAAATTTGATATGTCCGAAATTTCGGCATCTCTTGCTAAGTATAATAAAACTGTAAATGACTGTAAATTCATGTTGCAGTTATTTACATCTCATGCAAAAAATTTATCATCCGAATATTCGGTTTACGCAAAATTATTAGCACAGGATTGGACTAATGGTACTGGATTTGAATCTAACATTACGTTAGACGGTGTATGTTGGAATTATCCGGCATCCGGCAGTTCATGGTATTCAAGTAGCCAAGACATACAAATAGGTAGTAGTACACTTTATGCAGTAGGTACCGGTGAAGGCGGTAGTTACATGTATCAATCAGCATCTGGTGGTAGCACTGCTGGATTAATTACATCAGAGTCATTTTCATATCGCACTACTGATATTAATATGAATATAACGGATGCAGTTAAAGTTTGGTTGAGCGGTAGTGGTGGAGCATCTATTCCAAATTATGGATTTTTATTACAATATGCCGATTCCGATGAATCTAGTAATGCATTATCCGGGTATATCAGATTCTTTTCGAGAGAAACACATACTATATATGTGCCTAGAATCGTTATGTACTGGGATAACAGCACTTTTACAACAGGATCTCTAACTGCTGTTAATACTGATTCATATGTTACCTATACCAACATTAAACCAGCGTATAAAGACACGGAGATTGCTAAGATTCGAATATATGCCCGAGACAAATTTCCACAAAAGTCGCCTACTAACTTATTTCCTATACAAACCGTTAAATACTTGCCACAGACTACTTATTACACAGTATTAGATGCCGCTACGGACGAGACTATAATTCCGTATGATGATATTTATACTAAAGTAAGCTGCGATTCTACTAGTAATTTTATTTACTTGGATCTGAATGGTTTTATGCCGGAACGCTATTATCGTTTAGAATTAAAAGTAGTAAATGGAATTGAAGAACAGTACATCACAGACCAGATTTATTTTAAAGTAGTTAGATAATGGTAAACGACGATATCAATTTGCAAAACATGCAATTATTTGATCCTGGAGTTTTAGTGCAAGCTGCTCCATACATTAATAATGGACTTACATACGTATCTAACAATACCAACATACATCCTCGCGATGCTGCAGGTAATATCGTATTGCAGGAAAATTCTGAAACTAATCCTTTGCTAATAATTGAACCGGTTACTACAAAATTTTCTAATCGTTCAGTGCTACGAGTTGTGAACACTGCATTTCAATACTTTACATTTCCGGTTAGTGTTAATGAAATCACAGAATTACCAGAAATTGATACTGATTTGAATGTTGCCGCTGATACTATTACTAACCGTTTAGTAATTCCGTATCAGGAATTTCCGGAAGGCGTACCAGAAATACTGCGTCGTATGGCTACATCAGGATCTACAAATTGGTTTACTAATGGAAATGAATCACTCAGTGGATTTGCTAGATTACCATTTACTGGTGGTACGCAGTTAGAACCGGGTACATTTATTATAACACCGGATATATTAAATTTCCTTCGATTACAAAACAAAACTATTAAATTTTCTATACAAGTTCAAACAAGACCGTTAAACGTAGATAACAATAATAATGTTGGTTATAATGTACGACTAGTAAGAACAAATCCTACACAATATCGAGAATTTGAACGGCCACGCTTGTATACCGAAACATTTGGAGAATATAATAATGGAGGATCTGATCCATATCCATTATTATCAATGCAATATATTTTAAATGTCGATGATTTATTTGATTTTGATAAGTTTGCTGTAGAAGCAGTATCACAAATTTCATCTGGGGGTAGTTCAATATTAGAATTGTCATGGTATCTGAGTGATACTACTGTATGGGATATTGAATTAATTGATAATGATCCAAATTTATTAATAAACGCATCTGGTGGCGTTATAGCAGTTAGTGAAAAAACAGATTTATTTTTAACAATTGGCGGTGAAGAACGACGAGTTAAAAATGGACGATCTTCTGCTAGAAATGATATTAGTTTAATAGAATAATAGTAATGCTGACGCAGTATAAAAATATCGATCAAATACTTCAAGCTACCGGATCTGTTTCTGCAGAACGAATTCCATCAATTCGTGCACAAC